CTCTGGAAAGCCGGAATTGCATGGATTGATGGGGCTTTAGATTTTCGTCGTGAGGCTGCTTGACAGGGCCGGGGCCGAACTATAGATTTCAGTTACTTTGCGGTTTTTCCGCGAGCAAAGCCCGACTCTGAAGTTGGGCTTTTTGCTTTCTACAGTTCACAGAGCCTCGGCATTCGCCGGGGCTTTTTCGTTTTCGGCTCCACCACACCCATTGCTCCGAGCTGGGAGTGCTGTTGGGGCCGGATCTAATGCACTCCCCGCAAGGGAGGAATCGAGATGCCGAACATGCCTGAGAAGGATCCTGGCCTGTGGGCCGCTGTGCTTGCCTGGTTGGTGATGCACCAGCCGCAACTCTTCGCTGCCGGCTTGTCTGTAGGCATCGCTGTTCTGCGGGTGATGTATGGCGGCGGGACACGTCGCCAGATGTATCTCGAGGGTGCACTGTGTGGCTTGGTCACGCTCTCGCTGGTGCCATTACTTGAATGGATGGGGCTGCCGCAAAGCATGGCAACCTTCGTCGGTGGAGCAGTTGGGTTCCTTGGTGTAGAGAAGGTTCGCGGGTACTACGAGCGGGCAGCTGCTCGAAAAGTAGAGGGCTGATCGGGTAACTGATGAGGTGAAACGTGGTCAGGATCGACGCCAGCACCAACGTTGAAGAGCTCTCGAAAGCCTTGCGTACAGTCGGCAGCAAGCAGCTCCCTTTTGCCTTTGCGCTGCTGGCTACTCGACTGGCAGTCCTGGTGAAGAAAGGCGAACTCTCGGTGATGAGCGCGCGCCTGGACAGGCCGACTTCCACAACAATGAACAGCCTCTACGTGAAGTCCGCCAAGAAGGGCAATCCCGAGGCTCGCGCATTCTTCAAGGATGCATGGACGTCTGGTGTTCCGGCAGATACCTACCTTCAACAAGTAGTGAAGGGCGGCCAGCGTCCACACAAGCGCTTTGAGAAAGCTCTTATCGCCCGCGGCATCATGCAGCCAGGCCAATACGCACTGCCTGCACCTTCTGCGCTTAACCAGTTTGGCAACGTACCGCGCGGGACGATCATGAAGATCCTGTCGGGGCTCGGTGCTGCTGAGACAGTCAGCGGTGTGCAGGCCAATGCCACAGGCAGCAAGCGCAGCAAGCGCAAGGGTAACGCTGACAAGTATTTCGCCGGCGATGTCGATGGCACGCAGGGTATCTGGGAGAGGAGGAAGACCGCGTTCGGTGATGCCGTTCGCCCTGTCTTCATCTTCAGTGAAGGCGAGCCTGGATATCGTGTGATCGTTCCCTTCTACAAGATCGCAGACAACATCGTGAAAGCGAACCGAGAGCGCGAGTTCGCCAGCGCGATGGATCAGGCACTGTCGACAGCCCGGGGCTGACGGTCAGGGCAGGGGGGTACCCCCCCCTTTGGGTCCTTCCCAGGCCCCCAGCCCCTTGCGGGTAATTCGGGCCCCGCGCGCCAATTATGTATGACCTTTTTCCCACGGTTGGTTGTTGTTTAATCATGGCCAAAAACGAAACAACCAAACAGCGCGGATGGTTGAACAAATCCGAGATGGCTTCGAGCCTGGGGATTTCCCCGCAAGCCTTTGACAAATGGGGAGTTGCGCCTGTCGCCCGCAGCGGTCGAGAGGCGTTCTACACCGTGCAGAACGTGGTCGAAAACCGCGTCGAGCACTCGCAACGGAAACAACAACCAGCAGGTGAGGGAACCGAAGGCGTCGATCCGATGATCGAGTACAAGCTGCTCGAGGAGCGCCGCGGTCTCACCGCCGCCCAACGGATTGCTCAGGAGAAGAAGAACCTGGTCCTGGACAAGCAGCTAGTGCCCGTCCCATTCGCCACATTTGCCCTTGCCAAAATCGCCGCTCAGATCGGCTCGAAACTGGACACCGTCGGCAAGACCGTCACTCGACGTCACCCAGAGGTTGACCCTCGAATCATCGAGTCGGTGGAGCGGGAGATAGCGCTTGCTCGAAATATTGCCGCCAGCTTTGGTGAGCAACTTCCGGAATTATTAGATGAGTACGTTGAGTCCATGGCTGAATGATCTGCGCAAGTCGATCAAGCTAGGACTCCAGGCGCTCTACAAAGAACCACCGCAAACCGCCGTCGAATGGGCGGATGCAAATTTCTACATGTCCGCCGAGTCCTCCTACAACGAGGGCAAGTGGACGACCGAGCCGTTCCAGGTTGCGATCCTGAACAGCATGGGCAACGACCTGATAAACGTCGTCAACTTCATCAAGTCGGCGCGGATTGGTTACACCAAGCTGTTGATGGCGAACATCGGCTACAAGATCCAGCACAAGCGCCGCAACGTCATGATGTGGAGCCCGACCGACCCAGACGCCGAGGACATCAGCAAAAGCCACGTCAACGGCATGATCCGTGACGTTCCTGTGCTGGGCGACCTTGCTCCGTGGTTCGGCCGCAAGCACAGCGACAATACCCTCGACCAGAAGATATTCGCCAACCGGCGAACCCTCTGGATTCGTGGAGGCAAGGCTTCCCGAAACTACCGGGAGAAATCCGCTGACGAGGTGATCTACGACGAGCTCTCGAACTTTGACGAAAGCGTCGAAGGCGAAGGCGCGCCCATCACCCTGGGTGACAAGCGACTCAACGGTGCTATCTACCCGAAGTCAATTCGTGGTTCAACGCCGAAACGAGTTGGCTCCTGCCAGATCACCAAGGCCGTCGAAGAGTCACCCTACCTGCTCAAGTTCCACATCGACTGTCCGCACTGCCGGCAGGAGCAGACGCTCAAGTGGGGCGGCAAGGATTGTGAGTTCGGCCTCAAGTGGGAAAAGAACGCACTCGGTGAGGCCGAGAAAGCCTGGTACGTGTGCGAGCACAGTGCCTGCATCATCTGGCACAACGAGATGGTCGAGGCGTCCAAAACTGGACGCTGGATCTGCGAGCACACCGGTATCTGGACCCGCGACGGCATGGACTGGTTTGGTGCTGACGCCGAGATAATTCGTACACCTCGTTCGGTCAGCTTCAGCATCTGGGCGATTTACAGCACCTGGAGCACGTGGCTCAGCCTGGCTGAGGAGTGGCTGAAGATTAAAGGCGACGTGTCGAAGCTAATCACCTTCATCAACACCACCCGCGGCGAAACGTGGGATGACGACCAGGGCGAGAAGCTCGACCACGAAGTTTTGTACGGGCGCCGCGAGGTGTATCCGCAGGTGCCGGCTCTCGGCCTGGTCCTGGTCGGTGGCATAGATACCCAGGACGACCGTTTCGAAGGTCGGGTCTGGGCGTTCGGTCCGGGCGAGGAGGCGTGGTTGGTTCATCGCTTCATTCTGATGGGCGACCCTGCCAGCGAAGTGCTTCGCCGTAAGGTGGGGCTTGAGCTGCACCGGCAGTTCACCCGCGTGGACGGCACCGTGATGAAGGTTGAGCGCTGGACGTGGGACGCCGGCGGCCATTACGCGGACGAGGTCTACGCCGAAAGCCGCAAGCATGGCGTGCACTGGGTGGTGCCAATCCGTGGTGCGACCATCTACGGCAAACCGATCGCGAACTTCCCGCGCACCAAGAACAAGGTGCACAAGGTCTTCCTCACCGAAGTCGGTACCGACAACGCCAAAGAGTTGCTCTACAGCCGCATGGGTTTGCCCGTCGATACGGCTGCATCTCAGGCGGGAGTGTCTCAGCCTGGGGTAGTTCACCTTCCGGCCAACGACGTGATCTGCGACGAGTCGGAGGTCAAGCAACTCACCTCAGAAAAGAAAAAAGCAGCCATCTCCAAAGGTAAGCGCGTGATGCGCTGGGACAGCGGCGGCCGCCGAAACGAGGCGCTCGATTGCTTCGTGTACGCACTCGCCGCGCTGCGCATCTGCCAGCAGCGGTTCGGGCTAGATCTCGATCTGCTCGTAGCTGCTGTAGTCGGCGGCAATGAATCGGACGCTGAAGAACGGCCGCGGAAGAAATCCTCTCACTGGAATAAAAACTGATGGCCTACACGATCGAGCAATACAACGCCCTGCAGGCGGCCATCGCCGAAGGGGCGTTGTCGGTCCGCTATGCCGACAAGAGCGTCACCTACCGGTCACTCGACGAGATGATGCGGATCCTAAAGTTGATGGCTTCCGAGCTTGGGCTG